CTCGCATCGCGTGGGTTCGTGTACCACAGCGAGGAAACCGCTTCACATGCTCATGCTCATTGTGATTGTCGCGTGGTCGTGAGCTGGGATAAGAAGAATCCAGCGGTTCAAGGGTATGACCCAGAAAAGTATTACGACATGTGGAAGCATCCTGAAAAGTACGAGAATGCTAAGGATGAAAGTGTTGAGCCAAACGATAAGCCAAGCGATAAGAGCGAACGCGAATCACGGTTTAACGATTATTTGACAGCTAGAGAAAGACGTTCAGAAATCTACAATCGACTAAGGCAAGAGAAAGACAGCGAACGTAAGCAACAAATACGTGCAGAACTTAGTGAAGCAGACGAAGCAATAAAGGCCGCTAGAGACAAGCTAACAAACGGTGAGTTTATGCTTTTGTCAGCTCGTATATATCCAGTTGGCGAGTACGTTACGCCAAGTAAATGGAACAAAACGCCAAGTACTGATGAAATTGTTCAGTTGATGGGTGGTGGAGACAAAACAACAGGCTCATGTTCATCGCTTGCGTTTGCGTATTTTGCAAACAAAGGCGGCGAAGTTGTGCGAGATTTTCGCGGCGGTTCAAGTTGTAACTTTTTCTCGCAAAATGGGCATATTAAAGATATAGCAAAAATTGACGGCGTTGAATATTTCATAGAAGAGCACAAGAACGCTTTTACCGCAGCTGGTAAGGTTTTCGAGCACATGCAGGAAGGTAAAAGATACTATTTCACCGCTGGCAAACATGCGGCTGTTGTCGAAAAGCGTGACGGTTTTGTTTACTATCTTGAATTGCAATCGGCAGCAGATAACGGATGGCATGAGCTGACAAATACAGCCTTAAAGCGGCGTTTTGGATGCACGAAAACATGTACTATTGCAGGCATGAAGATTGACCAAGATGCGATTTTGATAGATGGTGACACGCTATCAAACAACGCCGAGTTCTTAGAGCTGATGGGATATATAAATACTCCCGAGGGCAAACAGAAGAAAGGTGTCGGCGGTGGCATTAAGTGATTTTTACAAACAGAATGAATCCGATGAGGTTTGGTGGACAAACGACACAGAACATGTTGGGCGGTTCTTGTTTTCGTTTGACAAGAAACGAGTTTTCAATCTGTTTGAGGATTACCCACACGAGCTGACACAAGAACAGTTGGAAACGTTCAATCGCGAAAACCCGTACTGGGTAGAATTTTTCAAAGATAGATTGAGCTAAGAACTTTTTATTTTGGAATCAAGCAGCCGCACGGTTGCTTTTTTCATGCCGTCCATGTGGGCGGCTTTTTTACTCATGCGCGGAGGTAAACGCGCACCGACACACGCGCTAGGGCGCGGGAAAGGGGCGAATCATGCCCGAAACCACACCACAGGTGGACAACAACGCCACGCAGGGCGCAACTGCGGAGAAAACGTTTACACAAGCTGAAATGGATGCAATTATTGGTGACCGTTTGGCTCGTGAACGTGCAAAGTACGCTGACTATGCAGAGATTAAGGCAAAAGCGGCGAAGTTCGATGAAGCCGAAGAAGCCAACAAATCCGAGCTACAGAAGGCGGTTGAGGAACGCGACGCATTAAAAGCACGCATTGACAAGCTCGAAGCAGACAAGGCGCACGCTGACGCTGTTGCAGACGCGGCGGCTAAATACGGCGTGGACGCTGCTTTGCTTTCTCGCATGTCTGGTGACGTGGAGGAGAACGCTGCATACCTCAAGCAAACAATGGCTAACGCTCCTAAGTTTGGGCAGGTTCCCGATGGTGGTGAGACAACGCCACCGACGATAACCAAGGAGTCGATCGAAGCCATTAAAGACCCAGTAGAGCGCGTCAGGACAATGGCGCAGCATTTAGATCTTTTCTAGTTAGGAGTTAAAAAATGGCAGTTCCTACTAACATCATCACGGCAGCCGACATTGACGGTGCACTTTCCCGCGAGTTCATTCGCAACTTCGACGGTTCTTTCAGCCGACTTGCCGAGTTCATGGGCATTTTTGGCGTAAGCGTTCGTCCTGCTGGCACGGCGCTTTACCAGTACACCGTTGCTGGCGCTCTCAACAACAGCGCGAATGCCGCAGGCGCGTACTTCAAGACCGCCGACACTGACATTGTTGCTGGCAAGACCTACTACACGGTTTCCAACAGCGTATACAGCGCCGTTGCGAACCCGACGAAGGCGAACCTTGCGAGCTATTACGAGCTGGATATCCTTGGTTCTAGCTCCGGTACCGCTTACGTCGAGGGCGATGAGGTCGCGCTGTCTAAGTACACCGTCACTCGCACGCCGATTGGCGATTTGTCCCCGATTCCGTACCGCAAGATGACCACGGCGAAGGCCATCCTCCAAGACGGCTACGAGAAGGCTGTCATGGCAACCGACGAGAAGATGCTCTCTCAGATTCGCGCTCAAATCATCAATCAGCTCTTCACGTTCCTCGCAACTGGCACGGGAGCGCCTGCTGCTGGCGCGAGCGTGACGAACTTGCAAAAGGCACTTGCTTACGGCGATGCAGCGCTTGAGAACGCGATGGAAACCAACGGCGATTCTGCCGATGGTGCTTTCGTCCACTTTGTATCCCGTAATGATGCCGCTGATTACCTCGCAACTGCGAGCATCACCACGCAGACGCTTTTCGGTCTTACCTATATCGAGAACTTCCTCGGCGTGGAGCGTGTGTTCCTGACCAACAAGGTTGCTGACGGCACCGTTATTGTCACGCCTGCCGAGAACATCCACGCATATGGCATCGATTTCGGCGAGCTGTCCCAGGGTGGTCTTGTGTACGTCGCAAGCGACAATGGGCTTATCGGCGTTGCTCACAAGGGCGCATATGACCACGCATCTGCCGAAACCGACGTTATGACGGGCTTGCAGCTTGTGCCTGAAAACCTCAATTACATCGTCAAGTCCACAATTAGCGCCTAATCATGAGAGTGCAGGCAATCAGGACTTTCTACGACCGAAAAGCTGAATGTTGGCGCAAGCGCGGCGACGTTTTCGACGCATCGGACGAACGCGCCGAATACCTCATTTCGCTTGACATGGTGAAGAAAGTCGAACAACCAAAGGCGCAGACAAAGCGCACCACGCGCAAACGCACGACGAAGGAGTAAGAGCATGGCGGCATATGCAACAACGGCAGAGCTAGAAACTAGAATGCGTACAACGTTTGACGAAGTTGACCAGGCGTATGCCGTCATGATTCTTGACGAGATTGGCGCGTATCTTGAGCAGCTTGTTACCGTTGACCCGACTGACGCTGTGCAGGCTTCAAATTTGAAGTATGCAAGTCTATCAATGGCGGCACGCGCTATGGATTCGGCGAGCGCGTCAGATATTGCGTCTTATTCGCAATCGGCAGGTGTGTATAGCGAAACTACGACGTATGCAAAGCCATATCACACTAATAATTGGTGGAAGCTGCTTAAATCGAGCGGTTACGCGGCGCGTCTGGGAATCTCCAACGGCATAGGGTTTGCAAGACCCGATTATGGGCGCTTGGAGGTTGACAATGAAGGGTGTTAGCGTAACGGTTCGCTCGTTTGTCCAAACAGGCGTGGACAGGTTCAACAATCCTGTTGTAATGCCGATAGAGCAAACCGTTGATAACGTGCTTATTGCCCCAGGCGCAACGCAAGACCTCGAAGCAAGCAGGCCAGAGGGCGTGAGCGTTGCATATACGCTGCATTTTCCCAAGGCGTGGACAGATTCGCTCGAAGGTTGCGAGATTGACCTACCAGCGCCATACAGCGGCACGTATCACGTGATTGGCAACCCGGGCGCGTACATGGACGCTAACACGCCTACAGCGTGGCATATGCCAGTAGAGATAGAAGCGACTCATGGCTAAGCCTGTTGTTACTTGCCTGGTCAAGATTGACGAGGAAAAGCTAAAGCACGCTATCAGCAATGCCGAAAAGCTACCAGGGCGATTGTCCACGCCTGTTAACGCCATTATCAATGCGGCAAACTCCATGAGCGCTGGTTTTCGCACTGGTATTTTCCATGACCCTAAAACGGGCGAGAAGCGCGGCGATACACAGCCGAATTATGCAGGCGATGTAATCAAGGGCAAGCATGGTTATGTCGGCATTGTCTACACGGCCAATTATGCAGCGCAAAAAGATAACCACCTACACAATACGTTGCTCAAGGCAGTTAGGCGTTAATCATGTATTCGATAACTGAGAAATTCTTGGCGTGGCTAACGTCGCAAGGCTACACGGCGCACACGTACCCACCGAAAACAGGCAATGAGTTCGTAACGATCGAGCGCACGGGTGGTTATGTCGAAAACAAGATTGACCATCCCGAAATAGCTATCCAGACATGGGCGCAAAGCGAAGCACGCGCAGAGGAAATTGCGCTTAACATCCGCAATGCGCTTTTGCTGGGTAGCTTGCCCGATGGTGTATACCGCGTGGACGTTAACGCTGGGCCATATCCGTTCTACGACGAAGATACGCGCTTGCCACGTTATCAAATCGTGCTTGATTGCACGACATATCTAATCGATTAACCAAATCACTCACAACTAAATAAGGGGGTGGCCGTATGGCTACTATGGATGCATCGCAAGTCACAGTTGGTGCGGCTAAAGCCACGGGCGCTGTTTTTGTTGCGCCACAAGGCACAGCATTGCCCACCGATGCAAGCACGGCGTTGCCGTCTGCGTTTGTGTTGCTGGGATTCACGTCTGATGCAGGCGTGCAGATTTCTGAGAGTTCGAGCAACAACAGCATTCGAGCATGGGAAGAGCGCATAGAGGTATTCAACACACGCACCGAGTACACCGAGAGCGTGAGCTTCATGCCTATTCAGTGCAACGCGGATGTGGCTAAACTCATGTGGGGCGATGATGCCGTAACGGTGGACAGCCAAACGGGTTCTATCCACGCGAAGCACCACGGGCGCATCTTGGAGCCTGTTGTCATCGCTATCGAGACAACGCCACGCGAGAACATTGTCAAGCGCTATGCTGGCACGTTCCAGCTCACCGAGCGCG